AGTTTAAGTTTTCTATTAAATTGAGTTTTTTCTGAGTTTAAATAAGTTATAATTTGATCATATAAATCCTTACAAAATAAAAACGATGGATCTCTATATCCACTGTTCAGTTGATGATGATAATTATAATTTTGGTTATTTGTTTTATAATCTGTTCTATCCATAGTAGTATATGAACCACCGGTATATGTCCAATCCGTGGAAGTATATTGATTATAATTATGGTATTGTTCTAATTCGGCACCAGACGCTCTAGTTTGAAATATTTTTTCGCCATTATTTAAATCAGCTATAATAAAATAATACATATCCAACTGTCTTAATTCATGATATTGCCGATTTATAGGTTGTGACATTACAACATCATCAGCATGAGCTTCATAACTATGAAGTTTTATTTTTACAACTTCCTTTGTTTGGAAAGCATTTTTTAGTTTGCTATTTATAAGCTTTTCAATTTCGGTCTCAAGATTTTGTATATTCATAATTATATAATTTTTATTTTACGTTTAATCTCAGTTTTTTCGTCTTTAATATAACTTACCGCCATATTTAATAATTGACTAATAATTGCATCAAAAAACATAGTTTCATAATCAATTCCTAATGCACTATAAGCCATTTTTTCCACATTTGAAACATTCACCTCAACTTTAAACTTTTGTTCATTATTATTTAAAACAGCTTCAATTATCAATTTTATACTATCATCAATAAGATTAATTTTAATTATTTCATTTGTTCCAAATTTTTCTAATAATAATTTATTTAATTTATCTTCCATTGATTGTATAAAAACATCATTAATAAATTTTTTATTGTTTTCCATTACTTTAAATAATTTTTTTGGTTGTTATATTATTTTTATTTTACGTTTAATTTGTGTTTTTTCGTCTTCAATATATTTTACAATTAACGATAATATTTCACTAAGAATAGTATTAAAAAAGATTTCTTTATACTCAACGAGTTTAAAATTTTGTTCATTTCGGATATCCACTTTAATTTTAAAACCTTTTTCGTTATCATTTAAAATTACATCAAATATATAATGGGTATCATCTTTAATTAAATTTAATTCTATTACTTCATCTACTTCAAATTTTTCCCATAATATTGTATTTAATTTATCTTCCATTGATTGTATAAAAGCATCATCAACAATTTTTTTATTATCTTCCATTGTTTAAAATAATTTTTTGGTTGTTATAAGTGACTCAGGAATTTTACCCATTCCCATTATTATTGTAAATCTATTTATAGTATCTATAATTGTTTTTTGGAATTGTTTATCATAATCAATTTCAGAAGCAAATTCATAAGGATAATTTCCTGATAAATAACTAAAAACATTTTCCGCATCTGTTTTAGCTTTACAATAATAATATTTTACTTTATCACCGGAATAAATTAATCTATATTTATTTTTCCATTTTGAATTATTTAATTTATGATTATAAATTCCTGCACCGCGAACATGAATTGGACAACCTTTGTTTATATCTAAACTTGTTTTATCATTTAAAATAAATTTTTCATAATTACCAACCGAGCTACTCATTGCAATATCATTAATATCAGCCAACATAAATTCCGATTTTATTTTATTTATTTTTTTAATAAAATCTGACATATTTAGTTCCTCATTATGTTTAAAAATTTCTTTTAATAAAACAATTAATTTATCACGAACAAAAGCAGGTGTTGATGATTGCACTATTTCAACACCAGTTGCCGAAATTTTACTTAATGATTTATAATTTATACCGGGATCTTTCCAAATTAAATCTAAAACATATTTTTTCTTTGCTAAATAAATACCTGATTGTGCAATTTTTTCAAGTTCTAATTTTTGAACGTTTTCTGTACAATTATGCTTTTTAGCATAAATATCAAAACAATTTTTAATATAATCAGTTAAACGATATTCATTTAATTGTAAAATAAAATCTTTTGAGCTTCCTTGCCAATTACAGGATTTTATTGCTTCATCAAAACCAACAAACACAGAATCTGTGTCTCCTCCAATAATTGCTTCTTTATTACATTTTTTGACAGGACCTGTAATTCCCATTTTTTTATGGATTTCAGTATCTTTGTGCCAATGTTCTGTAAAATATTTATTAAATATTTTTTTAGCATAAAGTGTCAATTCTTGGCCTTGTGTAGTTATTGCTTCAGCAATTTTAATATTATGACAGACAAAATAAACATTTGCCAATGCACCATAAATACTGTTAATAAAAATTTTGATACCTTGTTCTAAATTTTGTTTATAAGATTTTAAATTTTCTAATCGTTCAATTTCTTCTTTTAACATACTACTATCAATTTTATTTGTGTTAATATTGGAGTATGTTAAAGTAACAGTTTTATCTTTTAGAATTTTTTTTCCTTCTAAAAATTTATTTAAATATTCAATTTCTTGCTCAATAATAAACATTTCATCTTTGGCTTCTTTTCTCATTCCATAATATTTTATCATCATTTCACGAAAAACAGAATCTGAACGATTATCAAAAACAGCACCCGATGCAGTTTTAATATATTTTGTTTCATCAACCGAATCTACAGTATTTTTAATATAATTTTCAGGTGAAATATTCCACTGTCGAATAATTGAAGGATATAGTGATGCAAAGTCAAATGCACCAACTGATTTATGTAACCCGGCTTGTGGTTTAAAAACTAATCCACCACTATAATTTTGTTTACTACTATCGTTTTTTGCTCGGTTAATTGGAAATACTTTTTTACGGTCATAAAATACACGAGATGCAACTGATTCTGTCATTGCAACTGGTGAAAAAGCCCGATTAATTTCAACACCTGTAATATGAGCTAAAGATAATAATACTTCCGCAGTTTGTAATTTTTGATGTAATAATTGTACTAAAATCGAGTCAACAATTCCATAGTATACATATTCAGAAAAATCGGATTCATATAAATCTTGTAGTGAACCTTCATATTTAATTTTTTGAACTCCTAAAACTTCTTTTGCAACCCAATCTAATGAATTACTTTCTTTAACAGGTACTTTTTTATCCCATTTTTTATAAATATCCATATAATCAACCATAACTTTATGTAAAGGAATTTGGTCTTTTCCTGTTAATTTTTTATCATCAGTAGCCATTGCAATTGAAGCCATACCCGGATCAATATTCAACATTTTACAACGATTTAATATATATGGCCAATCAAAAGCACCATCACCAACAAAATTCCAACCAGTTACAAAACCCATTTTACGAAGATGTTTATATATAAAGGTATAAAGCATATCATACTCAGTTTCAAATTCTAAATATTTAAATTCAATTTTTTCATCAACAAATTCTTTAAAATAATTGTTTATTTTTTGTTCAAGTTTTAGAATTTGGTCCTGTGTTAATGATTTTGTACCTAATACATAAGCTTTATTTTCATAACAATACGATATTATTGTAATGGGGCGTTTGGCCTCTTCAGGAGAAGGAAAACCTTCTTTAAGGTCAATCTCAACCTCAATATCACAAAAAAACATTTTTGGAGTATGTTTGTTTTCATATAACAACTTTTTAATATAATCAGGTTGTTCGTATAAAAATTCTTTAATTCGCCATTTTGATAAAAATTTTGTAGGTATTTTTTTAACCGATTTGTTATCCCATGATGCTATATTCTTTTCAACACCTCGCATGTTTGGATTATTGACATAAACCCATTCATATTTTTCCGAGTTTGGAATTGGAATATCAATAAAAGAAACATTTCCTTCATTATTATAAGTTGATAATATTAATTTATCAAATTCTTGTTGGATATTTATAATCATATATGGGTATTTAAGTAATTTAGTTAGATATTTTAATTAAATAATTGAAAATTTTAATTATCAGTTGATGAAACAACACAAATAGTATTAGATTCATTTGATTTTAATACTAATTTTTCTTCAGAAATAACTAATATAGAATCTTCTTTATCTGCTAAATTAAAATGTGATTTATAACAAGTGATTTTAAATTTATCCTCAACTTGTTCATCAGACATATTAAAATCAAATGATTTACTACTTAAATTAATTCCTTTACCAATATTAAATGTAAATAGTTTATCATCTACATCTATTGCAAATAATGAACTTATTTCATTAAATTTATCCTTTGTTAATTCTATTTCAGTTGATTTAAATTCTGAAATGTCAGTAACTTTTTCCATAATTTCATCTGTAATGTATGTGAAAATTTTAATAGATGCACAATCAAATTTTATATTTAATTTTTTGTTTTTTAAATTAATACTTGTACCAATTTTTTCACCATCAAGATCATCTATATTAATAACCATATTACAATCATCAACACCAAAATGTTTAAATGCATTGATAAATTTATTAATATTATATAAACCAAATTTTAAATTATCAATATTTAAATCATCAGCATTTTCAAAAATGTCTTCTAATGATTCACTAGAATATTTTACTACACTCCGTTCTGGTGTATAAGTTTTAGCAACAATAGTGTTATCTTTAATTTCTACTAATAATGACGATTCAATTGTTGAGAATCGTTTTAGGAATTTTAATAAAACACCTGAATCTTTAATTTTTAAATCAACTTTTTTCATATTTATTTTATGTTTTAATTTGTTTAATTTATATATTTACATATTTATTATAATTATATATTTATATATGAGTTTGTGGAAAAGTTTTAATTATTTTCTGATTCTTCAACATCTTCAGACCCTTCATCTAATTTAAAAATTTCAATTCCTTCATAGTCATCAAAATCCGAATCATCAAATAAATTAATAGCATTTGAGTGGACATTTTTTAATCCACGTTTTATGGTAGGATCTGTTAAATTATTAAATTCCTTTTTATGTTGATTTGTTTGTTTTTTAAGATTTTTAATTTCTGTTTTTAATTTTTGAATTTCTTTTTTGGTTAATTCAATTTCATTTTTGTTTAATTTTCGTAAAATAATTTTATCAAGTCGTGCTGCAATAACACCTTTAAAGTTTTTTAAGAATATATCAATTTCATTTGAGGTGCGCTTTTTTTCGCTCATGAAATTTAAAAATTTCAATTTACCTTCTTGATATTCTAATTCATTTGTATTAATATTAAGATAATACTCACTTTGTTTATAATTTAATTCAGCAATTCTATATTTATAATCTTCTAAATAATCTTCAATTTTATCATAAACAAGAACCGTGCTATCTTTAATAAATACAATATTTTCTGTAACAATAATTTTCGTAATTTTTTTAACTCGTTCAACTATTTCTTCAAATATTTTTTCACTTTTACCACGATAATCTAATTTAATATTAATATTTGATTGTGAATTATTATATAATTTAATATCATGATAATCATGAACTAATTTATCAAGTTTTTTAATAAAAGATTCATATTTTACTAATGGAGGTATTTCTGTTATTTTTATAGTTTGTTGTAATTCATCAATATCTATACAACCTTCAATTAACCAAGATTTTTTATTAGAGTCTATTTTTTTAAACTCGGAAATTTTACCATTAAAATTAATAAAATAAGGTTTAACCTTTTTAAGTTTACCATTAAAATATTTTTCAATATCTTCTAACTTACGTGGTAAAATTGTTGTACTATAGCCAACTGCAATACCTAAAATATTTGTTACTAACCCAAGTGGAATTTTTAAATAAAAAGGATTCCAATAACCATTTTCATGTTTCGTGTGTAAAAAATGATTTTCTTCAATTAAATTTGCGGCTGTTGAATTTATTCTAATATTTGTATACCTTGGTGCTGCTGCTTCATTACTGATTGCGTTTCCAAAAAAACCATCACCTTCTAATAATTGCATTCCTGAATTATATGGCCGTGCTAATTTTGTGATTGCGGAGTGAAGAGAACTATCACCGTGAGCATAAGAATCATTAAAACATGAACCAACAAGTGATAATGTTTTTGAGTATTGTTTTGGTGCATTTTTTAATAAAAATCGTTGAACATTTGTAAGACCATCAGCCCATGAAGGAATTCCTCGGTTTTCTAAAACATATAAAGCATAATTTCTAAAATTTTTTTCAATATGTTTACTGATAGGTAATTTTATTTGAACACCTTTTTTATAAACTTTTTTATTTTGTTTTTTCATAAATTATCTATTCTTATTAATTATTCTTAAACTGTTTGTAACCATTCTTTTCGTTTTTTTGCAGAATTTCCAAATGCAATTTCCATAAATTTCTTTGCTGATTTATCATTATATATTTTAAACATTCGTCGTTGTTCCATTACCCATTCCCAATCATCTAATGATAGCGAACCTAAACCTTTTAAATATCTAATTTTACCAACATTTGGATTTTGTTTTTGAAATTCAAAGTAATCTTCATACGAAAAGAAATAATTTTTCTTATTTTTTAATTCTGCTGAAATTAAAGGAGTAATTAATATATTTAATTTACTTTTATCAATAATAGGTAAAAACCATTTATAAAACAAATTAATAATTAATGAAGCAATATGCCATCCATCACTATCAAAATCAGTTGCAATAACAATTTTATTATATTTACACTTTTTTGAATTTTTTGGATCAATACCTAAAATATTCATTAAATCAATTAATTCTGTATTACTTGATAAATCTACAATTGATTTTGCATTTTTAATTTTACCTTTTAAAGTATAAACACCATCAATAGCAGTATCTCTTCGTTGTAATAATGATTTTGCCGCAGATAATCCTTCAACGATAAAAAGATTTTCCGTTTTTTTACTTGGCGGATAATATTTTTCTGAAATTTTATTTTTAGATTGTTTTTTCTTTCGTTGAATGGTTTTCATTTCTTGAGTAAACAATTTTTCTTCAATATCTTTTTGTATTTCTTTAAAAATATTGTTACTTGGAAATTTACGTTTTATTTTATTATAAAAAGATTTTTTAATAGTTTCTTCAATCTCCCATCTACCCGAAACAAATTTAGTTTTGTTTTGGTCACCAAATTTTACAAGTTTAGGAGGTAAATTTAAAATTAAAAAACAATCATAAAAATGATGTGCTAAATTATAACGAAATAAATCATTAACCCAATCATTTAATATTTTTTGATGTATTCCTTGACATTGTGCCCCGTTTACAAATGAAACAGACGTTGAATTTTCATATTTTTTCCAAAAAACATATGTACCAATTCTTGTTTTTAATTCAATTTTTTCTTCGGGTAAAAAATCAACATTTAAATCTAATTGTTCATCATTAAAATAAAACTCAAACTTTAAATTTTCTAATAATTTATCATTTTTTATTAAAAAGTTTTTAAAAATCATTTGGGTTAATAAAATATTTTTGTCCCATTTACATTTTTTAAATATTTTTTTTGATGGAATAAAGGAAATTTTAGTACCTGTTTTTTCAGTTTTTTTCTTTTTTCGGATTTTTCGATTTTGTTGAGTTGTAAAATCATACCACTCTGTATAAAAATTATCTTTATCATTTGTTGTGTCAATTGTAAAATATTCAGATAATATATTAACAATTGATGCACCAACACCATGAGTTCCAATTAAACTTTCTTCACTATCATCCGTGAAAAAATTAGAACCTGTTCGGAGTGAACAAACCGCAGATTCAATATTTGTTAATTTCGTTTTTTTATTGATTTCTGTTCCTTTATAAAAACCTTTTCCTGTATCAATAACAGTAACCTCTGAAGTTTTAGAATTTACAAATAATTGAATTTTTTTCATTTTGCCATTTAAACGTTTTGCTTCGTCAAAAGCATTATCTAAAATTTCATTCAATAATTTGTAAAAACCAACTGAGATAACTTTATTTTCTTCTATTAATTGATTATTTTTTATAATTGGTAACTTTTCTTCAGAGAGTTCAACCGATCCAATATAATGTGTTGGTCGTAAACGAACATGCTCAAAATCATTTAATGTTACAATTTCTCTATTAGATGCCATAAATTATAATTTTTTATTTATATACCAAAAAAGCCTGAAAGTTTTAAACCTTCAGGCTTGTAATTAATTTTATTTCATTAATTTTGTTGCAAAAATTTTATTTAAAACAACTTTTTAGCTTCTTTTTCACCAATCATCTTTTTTCCAAAACGTCATGTACAATTTATATTAAACTTTGTTAAAAAATATTCTATATTTCTTCAGTTTCGTTTATTTTATATTTTATCATTATTCTCTTTTATTTTATCAAAAATCCTATATATTTTGTTGCATCTACAAAGACATCAATTAATACAATATCTCTAACTGTGCCTTTAAACCTCTGTATATCTAAATCAATTTTATATTTTTTTATTTCATCTATATACATTTCAATTTGCGACTGTATTTTTGCTTTTAATTCTTCATCATTAATATCAAAGGTAAAAAGTTCAGTTTCTAATGATAATCCAAAATCAATATCGCCTAACATTGAACCTTGTGGTGTATTAAAAATTAACCGTAATTTTCCTAATAACATTTCAATTTCATTAGAATGTTCTAAAACACCTTCAACATAATTAGGATCTTCTTTATCACGAATATAAATTTCTTTTATCACAGTTAATTGGTTTTTATTTTATTCTTAATTTTATTTATATATACAAAATAAAAATAAATAATTTTTAATTAAAAGTCTGAGTACAATTTTATTTCTATTCCTTTTTTTTTGGCTTTTTCCATTTTGTTACTTGTTTTTGAAAAATCATCTGTAACTAAAATATCAGCATCTTTCAATTTTCCATAAACAAATCCTTTATTTTTGATTGCATCTAAAAATTCTTTTTTAGTTTTGAAGCCAAATTTCTTTGGTGAGCCAGTTAATTCAACAACTTTAACATTTTTATCTTTTTTAATATCTTCTGGATATTTAATTTCAATCGTTGAATTTTTAAGTTTTTCAATAGCATCTTCAACAATTTTTCTTTTTTCTTCTCCTTTATCAAAACCATTAACAACTTCCTTTTCTAAACCTATAAATGAATAATCAATCCCAGCAATTTTCTTTGCAATTTCTTCAGAAGTTGTTTGTCCAACACCTTTAAAATTTAAAATTCTAACAAGTGTACTTAAATCAATAGATTTTTTTACTTTAACATTTTCAATTAAATTTGTTAAAGTTTTACCTCTTTTAAATTCTCCGGTTGATACTAAATTATCTGTATTAAAGATTTCAGGATTAAATATATCTAAGCAATTTCTAATACCCGCATTCCATAGTTTTTTATACATCGCATCAGAAATACCAAAAATTTCTAAAGTGTCCATAGAATGTTTAAAATTGTTAAAATGTAAGTGACCACAGTTTTTATTATCACAAACAAGATTAACTCCTTCCTCAATTAATGTTGAATTACATTCTGGGCAATTTTTTGGATACCAATTATTATTGTTTTCTTCTGATTTTTCAAGTATTTCCGAAATAAATGGAACAATATCTCCAGCTTTTTTGATTATAACCTTTGCGCCTGGAAATAATTTTTCAGTTTTTATAAATTTATAATTATAAAGATTTGCGCTTTTAACTACAGTACCATCAAGTGATACAGGTTCTAAATCTGCGGTAGGATTTAATATTCCATATTTTCCCATTTTCCAACTTATATCAATAATTGTGGTTTGTGCAGCTTTAGGTTCAAATTTGATTGCAACAGCCCAGTTGGGATCTTTTGAGGTTTCTCCTAATTGCTTTCTTTTTTTGCTGTTTGTGTCAAGAACTTTAACAACAAAACCATCTAATCTGAATTTACAATTTTTACGGTATTCAACCATTTTATAGTAAGTATCCTCAAAATCATTTTTATTAAAATCAATTTTAAAAATTTCAGGAGTTGAAAAATTCCATTCCTTTATACATTTTTTAAGATTTCCAAATTCAAAATCATTGTTATTATGAATTTTTATATCAAGTGGCATAATAACTAATTGATTTAAAATGTCCATATCTAAACTGNCACGGTTTAAAATTCCCGCAACAAAATTACGTTCATTTTTGTTAGTTGCAGCATAATGATTGAAGAAATCTTCAAGTGAAATTAAAACCTCACCACGGATTTCAACAATATCAACAGTTGAATTTATTGTAGCAGGTACAAGATGTTTTAATTTTGTAGTATAATCTCTACCTTTTTGGCCGTCACCTCTTGAAAAAATACCAAATAAACTACCTTTTTTATAAATAATATTAATAGCATTTCCATCAAATTTTGGAGAAGCTTCATATACTTCTTCTCCATTTTTATCCATCCAAGCATTAATTTCAGCAAGTGGAAGTAAATCATTTTTGGTTTGATATTTTGAAAGTGAAAGCATTGGTGAAGGATGATAGTATTTAGCATTACGATCATCATTATAACCAACAATATCAATAACTTTTGATTTTTTATTTTTAAGATAGGCTTCTAACTCATCAAATTCAGAGTCAGTCATAATAGGAGTTCCAGAATAATAAGTTCTTTTTGCTTCTAAATATTTCTTTTCAAGTTCTTTCATTTTATTTATTTTTATTTATATTATATACAAATATACAAATAAAAACTGAAATATACAAGGAAAAAATGAAAAAAATATATCCTTAAACCACCTATAATTAGGATTTTGAGTCTGATTCTAAAGTCTTTTCAATTTTTTTCATGATTTTATTTAGTTTTTCTGCTTCTTCATATTTTTCTTTTTCAATACAAAACTGAATTAATTGTTCAAAAGTTTTCTTTTTTTCTTTATTTTCTACAACTGTAATTTTAATACCTTTATCTTCAAATAATAACATTTCTGTATTTTTACTGTGTTTATATTTTAACGCAAAAGGTAAACTAACTTCTAAAAACTTTAAAAAATCATTACTACTTTTAAATTTTTCGCTTTGTTGAAATGGTTTATAATGTAATCTTTGTTTTTTTAAGTATTCTTGAACATAAGGGTCTTCGTCTAATTCATTCGGATTATTTAAATCAATATCGTGTTTTTCTGCAAAATCTTGAATAGTTTTCAGAAATGCAATTTCAATAATTTCAGTATCTAGATTTTTTATATCAGGATCGATTTTTGTTAAATTCCAATTTTTTGGTAATTCATAGCTTGTAATAACTAAAATATTTCCATATACATTATTACCTAAGAATTTTGATAATGAATCATGTTTATCTGTTTTATCTTGTTTTTTATTTATATCTTCATCTAATAATAACCATACCGGTCCAACTTTCATTGGTTTAATATCTTTAGCATTTAATGCGTATTTTAATTCTTTCACTTTAAAATATTCATTATTTACCGGTATTATTTTGTTTAATTGATTATTTTTTTCAAATAAAATAGCCATAATTTATTTAACGTATTTTTTATTTAACATTTTGAGTATCCACATGATTTACATTTTAAACAACCTTCTTCATAAACCAATCCTTCTGGATCATTGCAACGCTCACATGTGGTATCTTTAATTCTTAATTCATCAATATATTTTTTTAATGTTCGAGCAATTGCTTTACTAAATGAGGTAATATTACCTTCTGCTTTATTTAATTGTTCAATAATAAATTTTATATCTGTACCATGTCGTAAACTTGTTGAAATTATGCGAGTTAATGCTTCTTGTTCATCTTGTTCAAAATAATTTTTAACATTATCTAATTCAAGTCCATCCTCAGTTCTAAATGTATAAAATCCACTTTTTTTCCTAATCATTGTTCCTTCCGTAGTACTATTAGGTAATGTTAAACCATTCTTTTTAAATGAAAAAACTTCATAAGGATCATTACCCAGTATACCAACAAAAACCATCCACTTTTCACCTTTAACTGTTAATTGATGAACATCACAAGGTAATTCACGAGGCCGTTTAGGTGCATTATATTTTGTTATACACATATTTTCGTTTGTAGAATCTTTATTGTGTTCAACTAAAACTCCACTTCTACTTCCTTCTCTATAAATTGTCAACCCTTTACAACCATACTCCCAACCTTTTTTATAAATACTATCAACATCATCAGTAGTTGCACTTTCAGGTAATGAAATTGTTATAGAAATAGAATGGTCAATCCATTTTTGTATTGTTCCTTGGAGTTTTACTTTGGAATCTGAATCTATTTGATTTGCAGTAGCATTATAATAAGGTGATTTTTCAATAACTTTATTTAATTCTTCATCATTTAATTCATTCAAATCAATATTATTTATTTTTGCCCATTGTCGGAATTTAGGGTGAAAAATAGTATACTCCTCCCAAGAATCATTGTTTTGGTCAACAAATTTATTTTTATTATTAACATTTTTATCATTTGGATTAATTTTTCGTCTTCGATTATATTTAACCGAGAATAATGGTTCAATACCTGATGTAGTTTGTGTCATTAACGATACAGATCCAGATGGTGCTAATGTTAAATTTGCAATATTTCTTCGACCATATTTATAATAATCAGCTTTTTGTTCGGGTGTTAAATTTTTTAAAATTCTTTTAATAAAGGGATTATCTTGTTCTAAATCAGGATCACAAATTTCAAATTTGCCTCTTTCTTTTGCTAAATTTATTGATTCTATATATGAATTTAATGCAATTGTTTTATGAACTTTTTCGGAAATTTTAATTGCTTCATCAGATCCATATTTTAACCCTAATGCTGCTATCATATCACCTTCGGCAGTTGAGCCTAAACCTGTTCTTCGACCTAAAAGTGTTTTTTCTTTTATTTTTTTCCATAAATTTATTTCTGTTTGTTTAATACTAATATCTTCTGGGTCGTTATCAATTTTCTTTAAAATTGCATCAATTTTTTCAATTTCCAAATCAATTAAATCATCTAATAACCTTTGTGCTATTCGCGTATGTTGTTGTAATAATTTAAAATTAAATTTTGCGTTTTTTGTGAAAGGATTTTCAACATAATTAAATAAATTTAAACCTAATAATCTACACGAGTCGTATGGGCAGAGCATAATTTCTGAGCACGGATTGCTTGTAACGGTTTGAAACCCATAATCTTTATAACAATCAGGAACAGATTCTCTTATAATCGTATCCCAGAAAAACACACCAGGTTCAGCAGATTTCCATGCATTATTAATAATTTTATCCCATATTTTTTTAGCATTTACTTCTTGTTTAATTAAAGGATTGTCCGAGTCGATTGGAAATTGTTGAATATACGTTTTATCATTTATAGCCGCTTTAATAAAATCATCATTTAATTTAACCGAAATATTTGCACCAGTAACTTTTTCTTTTTCTAATTTTGCATCAATAAAATCTTCAACATCAAGGTGTCTAACATCAATTGATAGCATTAATGCACCTCTACGCCCATCTTGTGCAACTTCTCTTGTTGAATTTGAATACCTCTCCATAAACGGAACAACCCCAGTTGAAGTTAATGCCGAATTTTTAACCTCAACTCCTTTTGGTCTAATATGCGATAAATCATGTCCAACTCCGCCTCTTCGCTTCATTAATTGAGTTTGTTCTTCATCAATTTTTACAATTCCACCGTATGAATCTGCCTTGTTACCGATTACAAAACAATTAGATAATGAAATTGTTTGTAAATTATTACCAATACCTGCCATTGGGCTTCCTTGTGGTACAATATATTTAAAATCTTTAATTAATTCAAATATTGAATTTTCTGATAACGGGTTTTTATATTTTTGTTCAATTCTTGTAAATTCTTTTGAAATTCGTTTATGCATATCAATAGGAGATTTTTCATAAATATTACCTTCAAAATCTTTTAATGCATATTTATTAATCCAAACATCAGCGGCTAATTGGTCACCATTAAAATACTTAATACATTCGTTATAAACCTCTTCTCTTGTATATCTATTCATATTTATTAATTTGATTTTTTTAATTTTTTTGGTTTGTTGAACCAAACCCACCAGCTCCTCGCTGAGATTTATTTGCCCATAATTGATCTTCTGTTTCAACTTCTTCTATATTTTCAAGTCCAATATTAACTAAAATAAATTGAGCAATTTTATCGCCGGCATTAATAACAACTTCTTTATTTCCGACATTTTTTATATCTAAATGGATTTCTCCTTGATAATCTGCGTCAATTACACAAGCACCCACGATTAATGAATTTTTGGCAGCAACTCCACTTTTATTAAATGCAATTAAAGCATAATCTTTTGAAAATTGCGTTTTTATTCCGGCAGGTATTAAAACAGACTTACCAGGTGGCAAATAAAATTTTCCGTCACCGGGTTTAATTGGTTCTGATAAATTATTGTTTACGGTACCATTTGTACCTGCAATTTGTTTTTTATAGTAAAAATCATCCTTTTCAGGTACATAAAAATCAATACCAGCGGATAATGGAGTTCCTCTATTAGGCGTTTTTACATTACGAATTTTTAAAATTTTCATATTTATTATAATTATATATTTATCTGATTTATATAATTATTCTAGACAATAAAATTCTATAAAATTTTATAGAACCTATCTTATGTCTTCAAGCACATTTCTGTACCCGAATAATTATGCGTTTCAAGCAATTCTTTAAGATCCTCTTTCTTAAACGATTTTCCATTGCGTTTATAATAAGTTATTTTAATTTCTTTTTGTATAGAAAATGAAATTTTGTTTTTTATTGCCTTAAATTTATTTTCATATGAAGTATAAACATGAACGATAGCGTGTTGAATATCTTGACCAGACAAACCATCTAATTTATTTGAATGGTTTGTTCTTAGATACTCAACAAAGTATTTTATAGAATCAACTTTGCTAAAGTTTAAATATTTTAAAATGTTGCTTGAAATTTCTTTAGAGAGTAAGTTTTTAAGATCACGAATTTTTGTTGCCTTTTCATAAAACTCATCATACTTAGACTGATTTAGCTCAGTTGAATAAAATGATTTAGAAAAATTGCTATCATAAAAAACTTTTTGCATATTATATAATTGTTGTTATTGTAAGATTTAGAAACCAATTATTTAAAGAACTATTTAAAGATTAATTATTTAAAAATTAAGGTTTATAGATTTTTATAGCTTTAAATAGAATTTTATTAAAAATTAAATATAAAAACAATATTTATATATGTAAAATTAATAAAGTTTAAGCAAATTGAAAATTATTCTTCGTTTTCTTCTTCATCTTCTTCCTCTTCTTCTTTATCAATTTGTGTATAAAGGAATTGAGAACCAAATGTATCTGCTGAGCCAGTTAATTTGGGTGAAGGAGGAGTAACATTTCCCATTCCGGGTGTATTTAAAGGGGTGGCAGGAGAACCGCCTTGATTTTCAATTAACCACTCTTTGAATGTTAAAATATATTTAGTTTTTTTCATAATTTTTTATTTTATTTTATGTAATTATTTTTGCAATTTCTTCTTTTTCTTTTGGTGTTAATTTTTTAGTTTTATAGTTTAATCCATAGTATTGTTTTTCACCTGGCGATAATTGAGATCTTCTGTGTTTTGCAAAATTTTTCGCATCAGTACCATTTTCAAAGGTTTGGACAAGTATTCCAAGATCTCTTCCAAATATTGCAGTCACACCATCTTTTGGTTCACCAATTGAACCACCTGTTCTAAAAACTCCAAAGTCATGTTCAGGATTCCAATCATCTGATAATTTACTTTCATTTAATTTTTGTTCATTAACAAACTCATCAAAATTTTTAATTCTTTTTTCCATAACTTTTATTTTATTTTATTTTATATATACAACTTTATTTCATGGACCACTCTTTCCAATTATTATAAATTACCTCCCAAAAATCAACAATACTTGAAGGTACCATTTTCTTAAATTCAACCAAATCATTATTTTCAATCGTTTTTAAAATTGTATAATTATATTTATCTTTAAAATTAACAATTTCAATATCTTGTTTAATACTTAAACGATTATTAAAAACTGTTTTTTCATCATTTATTTGCATATTCCAAAAATCAAATTCTGTGTTATCAATAATAAATTTTTCAGGGTATAATCGTAATTCCTGTTTGTTATAATAACATAAATTATACAACCGTTTTATAGTTAAATAATCAAGTGTAAAATATCCAATTACATATTTTTTATTTTCACTAGTAAATTTTGACATTATCTGTTTAATAATACCAGAATCAATTTTATATGATAATGGAGTTTCAACAGTATCATGGATTTGATTAATTGTGTTAACAACTAAAATCTTTCTGTTTGTTTTTTCAAATTCTTCTTTAATAATATCTAAATGATTATTATTTAACGGATTCATTTTACCTAATAAAACTGTTACGGGTACTATATGCTCACTATCTTCTCGTTTATTTTCAAATTCTGTTTTAAAAATTTTATTAATGAATTCGGATTTATTTGTATCAGATTCCGTATCAACTTTCTCATATACAATATCAAAATTTGTATATTCAGAAATATTGTCAATATATTTATTTAAGTTATCTACTGCTTCTTCAGTTAACAACCCATAAGGCTTTCTTTTTTTTCGTAAGATATTTAAAAATACTTTAAATAATTCTTCATATAATTTATTTTCTGTTACTAATTTTTTAGTTATAGGATTTTTAATAAATTTTAAACCAATTTTACCACGGTTTCCTATAATATTAGGTGTTAAAAACGATGGGTCACTATTTATATCAATTAAATTTTCATTGACAAAACCATTAAATATATTAGAAACACATTCAATATAAAGTTCATCATTAGATAAGTCTAATCGTTTTTTAGGTATACCTGTTCGTCTAATATATTTTTCTAATTCTAAAACTACCAAATCAAAAAAATCTCTAGATTCTTTTAAATTTGAAGAATATTCCTCAAAAACTTCAAAACAAGGATCTTGTAATTTAACAGTATTATCTTTAGTTTTAACAACGATTCCTTCAATAATATCATTTTCGGTGTATGTTTTTCCAAAAACTCCTGAAATATGTTCGGCAAAATTGGCTTGAATTTTTTCTGAGCCTTTACAAAGTTCATTGATAAATTCTAATTGTTCTTCCTTTAATTTACCAGCATAAATAATTGGCATTTTGCTAACATTTAAAATACCAGCCCACCTATTTATATAACTAATATCCTCAAAAACCTTAACAATTTTTTGGTTGTTTTTGTTGCGTTGTGTAATGTCTGTTAAAACTAAGTTGTTTTTTGGGGTATTTTTATAATCAATCCGTAAAGGTTTATTATTTGGAAAGTATGCAAAACCAAATCTTATACCTTCAGGTAAATACTTTTTGATTTTTGCAACATCTCTTTCAAAATATAATATTGCTTTTTCATATAAATCACTAATTAACCTATCCACTTTATCAATTGGTCGGCTATCATTTTTCTTATAATAATAAACTTTATTATCAGATTTTTTTTCAATAGAAAATCGATATGCATCTAATTTTTCTGTTATAATAACATCAGTATCCGTCGATAAAAAATCTGGTAAATTATTATTATTTTCTTTATATAATTCTGTTATCTGTTTTAATCCGCTCATTAGTATAATTCAATTTTTAAGTTAACATTTTTTCTTGTATATATAATAAATGTAGCTTCTAATGATTATTTTTTAAACAATCTAAGAAGTAGAGATTGCGTGTACCAATCAATTAAAATCAATATTTTATAGAAATATAGAATATTTTTTAATAAAGTTTAAATTAAACTGTACATTTATTTTTATTTACAAGTTTAGCATGCTCAAGTGTCATGAGTTTAATCATTTTTAAATATTCAGGGTTGTTTGTTTTACGATGTAATTTGATGGTAGAATTGATTGTTTCATTTAATTTTCCAATTTTATTTATATGACTTTGTTGTGCAACTGTCAAAATAAAATTATCATTTTCTTCAACTTGTTTTTTAAATCTGCTCCAATGTATTGTTGTATTTTTTGGTACTGATTGTTCAAAACGTTCAAAATTATCTTCTAAAATTGACTCCCAAATATTTGTTTTATTTGTATAATCACTGTAACTCGTTGAAATATTAATATTATTTGATTTTAATTGTGTTTCAATTAATGAATAATTTGTTTTATCTGCAAATATTCCTATAATATCAAATTTTTTATTTATTTCAGCAAGTCCTTCTAATATATTAAAATTATTTATAAAAAAAGCTTCATCTATAAATTTAAATTGTTGACATATACTTCTATTATTTTTATAAATTAAATTTTCAGAAACTAAAAATTTATTGTTTACATGTAAAGGTATAATAGAATTTACATTAAATTTATTTTTTGCTTCTAAACATTTTTTAATTAACGTATTTGAATAAATACTTTCTTCTGTAATAATAACCGCAATTTTTTCTTTCATAATTTATTTTATTTGTTTTTTAAGTTCAGAATAAAATGAATGTAAACAAGGATCAACCATTTCTTTAAATTTCATGATATCGTCATCACGAATGGCTTGTCTAACCTTACTTGCACTAATATGTTTATCTGTTCGTTTTATTTCATACATTTTAATATCAGGAAATCCTGGATAATCCGTATATCTTTTTATTTGTGCGCCATAACCCTTTAAACGATCAGAGCCGGTTCCCCATAAAACGGGTTCAAAATCAGGCCGCATTTTATTTATTATTATATCAATAGCTGCTGTATTAATTTCACAATAACCTGCAATAATTTTAGGATATTGCGATTGCAGTGTTTGAAACATTGCTTCAATTGTTGAGTCATCAAATGGCAATTTTTCAGGATCTCTCTTTTTTGCCCGGACTGTTAAAATTAAAACAGGTAATCTATTTTGTTTATATATTTGTTCAATTACTTTAAAATGTCCTAATGTTGGTGGTTGAAATCTACCAACGATAAAATTAACTTTTTGTTTACCCGGGTTTGTTTCCGTTAATTCAAAGGCTTCAAAAAGTTGTTCTTCATATACATTATTTATATAATTATTTTTCCATTGATTAAAATTTAATAATTTATAAGATTTGTTTTCGTTTATATTTTCCATTATATAAGAATTAATTTTAGTAATAATGTCATTAATTGGTGAAATAATTTCTTTTGATATCTGTGCAGTTGCCCGCTTTCGTATTTTTCTAAATGTACTTAATAATAACCTAAAAATATGGTAATTTTGTGGGTTACTTTGAATTAAATTTTTAACCTCTTTGTTATCAATATTATTTAAATTTATTGAAAATTCGTCTTTTTCTAAAAAATTATCTGTTTGAAATTCAATTTTATTTAATTCTTTATTTTTATCATTAATAAAATCTAAAAATAATAAAGAGATTAATTCAATATATAAATCTTCATTATTATTGGATTTTAATTTATACTTTTGTAAATCAATTGTTTTAAACCAATCAATAAAAATATGATGAAAATTTATAATATCTTCGTAATTATTTTCTATATTCTTTTTTTCTTTAACAATTTTTGTAAAAATAGGATCTACAATTTTTGCCATAAAATCTGTGTCATCTTTAGTATCCATAAACTTAAAAACGACACCTTCGATTGGTTTATCCAAATCTTCCATTAATGCCGTTCGTTTTAAATCTGGGTTTAATATTGATAATATATAACGAACAAATGAATTAGTGGAAAAATATTCTTCCAATTTATTTATTGGTGTATTCAAAAATTCATTTATTTGTGTTTTTTGTTGTTTATTCAATTTACCCTGAAATAAAACAGGTGGTTCTTCAACATTTAAATCATTTGCCCATTCAATTAAAATCTTTGGATCATCAATAATTTTTTTAGGTTTCTGAGCAAATTCTCGAACTTGAATGTCTGTTAAAACTAATTTATTTTTCGGTAATCTATCATAAGTAATATTTACCGGTTTTTTATCATAAAAATATTCAAATCCAAAATGATAATCGTCAGGTATTTTATCAAGTATTTTTTCATCTAAAGACTCAATATGATTTATTGCATCTTCAAAAACTTTCATTAATGTTCTGTCAATTTTTGAAATTGGATTTTTACCATCACGTTTAAAATATTGTATATTACCATTTTCATCTTTTTGTAATGAAAACCGCATACCATCTAACTTTTCCGCAACGATAACATATTGATTTAATAAATTATCAATAAATTCCTGACCTTTTTTATCTTTTATTTCTCTTAAGTGTATCATTATTTTACATACTCCTTTACTTCTTCTGGTATTGGAAATCCTCGTCTTGATAAAAATTCTATATACGTTTCAATAATTTTATCACGATTATGTTTATGAGCAAATTTATCCGTAAACATATAATCCCAAATACTTTCAACGGAATTTATATCAATCTTTGTTGCATCAGGACCTAAAATTAATTTTGTAATTTCATCCACATTTTTACTAATTAATTTATCATGTTCACGAACAATTGCAGCATTTTTCTTTCTTCCTTTTTTACCTTCATAGCTTTTTGTTTGCATTTTTAAACCATCACCAGCTGTTAAACTATATTTTTTAAATGCTTTTACCATTCCACTATATTTGCCTTCATATTCATCTTGATAATATTCTTCATTATCCTCAATATCAATATGATTAAGAATGGCATGAATTAATGAATTTCTAAATAAGCCTTTATATTTAGATTCGTTTTTACTAAAATCGGGTGAATGATATACAAATTCTGCTAAATCCAAATCATCAACAACCATTAAATCTATTTGAACAAACAAATCAGTTTCTTTGCCCTTTTCATCATATTGTGGAAATTTAATACAAATAACACCTAACCCAATATTTTTTGAAGATTTATACTTTGGAAAAACTTTATCTGCAACTTCTTCAATTTTATCAAGAACATCTTCAAATCCGATTTTGAATTTTGCACCTACTGCTAATCCATTAACAGCAAAATCTAAGTCACCACTTGCCGTATCTTTTTTACGTTTAAATGTTGAACCTAAAGGTCGCCAATCATCATCAGTTAACCCTAACTCTTTAAAAATTTTTGGTTTAAATTTTTCAAAGGTAGGTTTTTGATACTGAGCAATAATAGATGAAACATCATCAAATGCTGCTCCAGATTCATTCACCAAATATTTATTCCTAAATTGGTTAAATGTTAATAATTCCATAGTTATTTGTTTATTTTCCGTGTTCATCAAGAACCTTTTGTCCAGCGTCAGTTACACCTTCGCCCTTTGTCCATCCTTTACTTATCTCATCAAAAAACTTTTTTGATTGTTCTTCGTCTAGATCTTTAGGTGAATCAACCTCGTACTTTTTTAATAATGCATTAAAAAATTCTTGGTATTCTTTTTGTAATTTTGATTCTTCATTAAGCATTCTTTGCTCGTTTACATATTCTGTGTAAGTTTTCATAATTTTAATTGTTATTTTATTTTATTTTAATTTAATTTTATTTATGTTTTATTATTTTATAATTCTTTTTTTACTAAATCTAAAATTTCATTAACGATTTCTTTTTGTTGCTTTTCAATTTGTCTTTTATGACCATCAAATCCATAGTCACTTTCAAAATTATCAAGTTCATCAGTAAGTCTATCAATTTCTTCACCATAGCTGTCTGCTACTTTACCACCTTCTAATTCAATACCTGGATCGCTTTCCATATCTCGCTTCCAATTATCAATTTGATCTTTCAATTCATTTTTTTGTTTGTCATAATCAATATTTTGTGCCCATTCTTCCCAGTAATAACGAGCATTATTTCTCAAAACATTTTTTATTTCTTTATTTAATCTTTTGGTGAAATCTTGCATATCCGATTCTGTCCAATCATCCATATTAACGTTATCAAGAACATCCATTAAAAAATAATCAACTTCTTCCCAAGTTAAATGAATCATTAATTTACTTAACTCATCAGAAAATTTATCCATTTCTTCATCAATTTCTAATTCCGATTTTAAAGTTTCTTTAAATTCTTTAATGTCATTATAAAAGATATTTTCAGTATCTTTTTCATTAATAAATTGATTAAAAGTTTTTAGTTTATATGTCATAATTTATTTATTTTATTTTAATTTAATTTTAACTTCTTAAGTATTTATATTGTTTAAAACTTAAAATGTTATTTTCACTAACTTCACCCGCAAAAATATACTTCGTTTTGTCGGTAACAACATAAGAAATATTATCGTTTTCTATATGGTTTATTTCTTGTTTTTCTTTTCTAGTAATTTTTTCAAGTTCGTCCATTGAAGTTACGGTTTTTGATTTCAAAGGAGTTTTTTGCAACCATTCAGATTCAGATAACATTATATTATTTAACCCAAAAGTTTTATAATCAACTGTTCCATCTTTATTAAATCTAATTCGTGCTGGGCCATCTTCTCGATGAAATTTATCATTTAAATAATATTCTTTAGCATCAATACGTCCATCATCAAAATATGAAATATATGCAGGTCCATCCTCTTTATGACGTTTATCATTTATATAATATTGTTCACGTTCAATATTTCCGTCTTGATTATAATAAATTATTGCTGGACCATCTTCTCGATGAATTTTATCATTTTTAAAATAAATTTCTTGAAATATTGTTCCATCGTCATAATAATTAATTTGTGCTGGGCCGGCTTCTCTATGTACTTTGCCATGTTTATGATATATTATATGGTCAATTTCACCAACCTCATAATGAGTTGTTTTTGTCAAACCTTTACCAAGATCTTCAACTTTAACTTCATTTTCATTCAATTTATTATTTTTATTAATATCCGTATCTAAAACGTATTTAATTGTTTTAAATCCTTTAACCACAAAGAAAAATGGTAACATATATGCAACATCAATTATTTCTACTTTTTCTTTTTTTGCAATTTTTTCAAATTCTTTTTCAGAACCAATCTTTTTAACTTCAGCACCAATTTTATCCTTATATTCTAATGGGCCCATATTTTCGCCTTCATAATAAAAATCAATATCTCCTATTTTATCAGTACGTTGGTCATAAGAAATTCTAGCAGGGCCGTCTTCCCGGTGCGGTTTATCATTTTTAAAATATTCTAATCTTTTAATTTTTTGGTTTTTATAATACTCGATAACAGCAGGTTCATTATCAGGACGATTTCTTTCACCATTTATATACCACTCTTCACTTTCAACATTACCATTTTCATAATAATCAATGCGTGCAGGACCATTCATCCGATGTAATTTATCGTTTATATAATATTGTTCGCTTTTAATTTTTCCATTTTCATAATACCAGATAATTGCAGGTCCATCTTCGCGGTGAATTTTATTTTTTAAATAATAAGTTTCACGATAAACCGTTCCATCTTTATAAAACTCTGTTTCCTTTGTTTTACCTTTACCTAAATCTTCAATTTTAGGTGCATGTTCATATAATTTATTTTTAACCATTATTACGATTATTATTTTATAATTCTTTAGAAATCAAATCTAAAATTTCATTAATTATTTCTTTTTGTTGTTTTTCAATTTGTCTTTTATGACCATCAAACCCATACTTACTTTCAAATTCATCAAGTTCATCAGTAAGTCTATTAATTTCTTCACCATAACTATCTGCAACTTTACCACCTTCTAATTCAATAATTATTCTAAACAATAAAATTCTATAAAATCTTATAGAATTTACCTTATGTCTGTAAGCACATCTCTGTACCCGAATAATTATGTGTTTCAAGCAATTCTTTAAGGTCCTCTTTCTTAAACGATTTTCCATTGCGTTTGTAGAATGTTCTTTTAATTTCTTTTTGAACAGAAAATGAAATCTTTTTCTTTATTGCTTTAAATTTATTTTCGTATGAAGTATATACATGAACAATAGCATGCTGAATATCTTGACCGGACAAACTGTCTAATTTATTTGGATAATTTGTTCTTAAATACTCAACAAAATATTTAATAGATTCTATTTTTGTAAAGTTTAAATATTTTAAAATGTTACTAGAAATTTCTTTAGAGAGTAGGTTTTTAAGATTACGAATTTTTATTGCTTTTTTATAAAGCTCATCATATTTTACCTGGTTTAAGTCAGTTGAATATAATGATTTAGAAAAATTGCTATCGTAAAAAATTTTTTGCATATTTTAAATATAATAATTGTATTGTATATATACAGATTTAAAAATCAATTATTTAAAGATTAATTATTTAAAATTAAGGTTTATAGATTTTTATAGGTTTAAATAGAATTTTATTAAAAATTAAATATAAAAACAATATTATCAGTATTTTTTTCATTAACAAATTGGTCAAAAGTTTTTATTTTACTTGTCATAATTATTTATTTTTATTTTATATATATAATTTTTTTTATAAAAATTATAAATTTATTGTATATGTTTTATATGGAAATTTTTGTTGGTTGTATATATTTTGTCTTTCTTTACCATGTTTTAACAAATAATTATCTTTTTTCCATTTATTGTTACCTCGTTGCCAACTAAAATCATCAATAAAATCCCAAACTATAAATTTATCTTTATTTTCAGCAACTCTCATACCTCTTCCAATACTTTGTCTTACTAATCTGTCTGATTTATAAGATTCTGCAAAAAATAAATGATGTATATTATTGATAGAAATACCCTGTGCAAAGGTTCCAAACGAAGCAACCATAATTTTATCATCTCCTAACTCCATATTCTTTTTACATTGATCTCGATATTTAGTATCAGTTCCACCATCAACATAATAAACAATTTTGTCAGTTTCTTCTTTTAATATATTATAAATATTACGACCATAATTGTTTTTAACATCCAAGAATAATACTAAACTATTTTTTGTTGTTTTTTTAATAATATCAATAATAAAATTTAATCGTTTTTGATTTTCAATTACCACTTTTCGTTCAGTATCAAGGGCTTTTGAACCATCAATACTTTTTGAAACTCTTAATTGATATAATTTTTGGCGAATATCGTCGTCAATATAATTTAATTTAATACCTTTAATAAAAATTTTAGTCGCATAACCACTTTTAATTAAATAATCTGATGAAAGTTGTTGAATGGTAGGTCCTAAATAAGCATCTAAAGTATAAGATTCAGCACACTCATCATTTTTTAAAGTTCCTGATAGCCCAAAACGGTATAATGAGTCATAACTTTTTGTAATAATTTCTTTAACAGATTTTGCAACAGTATGATGACATTCATCAACACAAGTAACATTCACACCCTCAAAAAAAGATTCATCTCGTTTATTCAACGATTGAAAGGTTCCGATTAATATATCAGTATCTTCTTTTATTTTTTGTTTTTTTGTTGTGGCATAAATCATTTGTATATTTAAAGTCCCTTCAAGTTCTGTATCTTTTGCATAATCTAAGAAATCGTCATGAGCCTGTATAATTAATTGTGTATTTGGTACAATTATCAACATTTTATTTAATATCCCTATTTTTTTCAAATAAGCATACACAAGAAAAACCATTAAAGTTTTACCAGCATTGGTTGATAACTCAGAACGGCTTTTATAATATCTTAATATTTTATAAATTGATTCTAATTGATAATCACGAATTTCTAAATTAGTTTTATTTTTTAATAATTCTTTAACCCATGTAACAAATTCTTCTTTGTTTATTTGGGTATTAACTAAACATTCTTTATTTTCTAATTCTAATTCAAAATTATATTTTTTTGTTTGTTCAATTAATTTATGCCAAAGTCCAATAGGTAATCTATTATATCTATCTATAAAGGTTATATAACCGTCCCATACCTTCTTTTTAACTAATGGGTGAAATCTCCAATTAGAAATTCGTTTTTTAAAAGAAAGACGTATTTGGTCAATTTCGGAAGTTGTATAATCTACCAATTGAATAAAACGACCATCGTCTGTTATTTTTGCTTTAATTGCCATTTATAATTTTAAATAATTATTTTATATTTTTCGTGTTAAATCTTCCATTTCAATACGATATTTAATTCCAAATGCTAAATTTTCTATACTACTGATTGTTCTTTCAATAAATTTTAAATGGTTTTCAAGTTCATCTTTAATTTCTAAGATTTCTTCCATTTTTGTTTTAATGAATAATGTTTTTACTTCGTCTTTCGGAAATCTAATATCATAATCTACGGAATAATATTTATACCATTGTTTATATACTTTTCTATATTCTTTATTCTTTTGTAATAATAACGATTTTAAATAATGAAAATATTCTATTAATTCTTGTTTGGCCGAATAAATATCAATCTGAGCACCAGGCAATTTATTTATATTACCTAATCGTTTACTATAATCTTTAACACGATTTGTCCAAGTTTCTCGTTCTTTTGCAAATTGCTCAATAA